TCTTCGTACTCTATCATACCACCTTGTTGTTTTTGTTTTGCTTTTGGATACTCTAATGTTGCTTGTCTTACAAGCTCACTAAAGGTATTCTCCATTTGCGCTTGTTTCATTCTTTTTTGAATGTTGTCAAAATCAGTAACATCTATTTTTTCTGCTGCTTTTTGTTTTAACATATCAGATAAAATTGGCAACATAGTAGTTCTACTTTGACCTTTGGTTGTTGTAGATTTGATTGGCTCTCCTTTTTTATCTACAAAACGAAAAGAATAATTTGCAGGACTTTTGAAAAAAACAGTGTCTATATCAAACGATTCTGGCTCAACACCAAATTTTCTTGCGTAGCCCTCCTTAGTAAAGCCGCCTTCTGGGGTAAACATACCTTCTTCTACGGGAAGACCTATGTTATCCCTGTATCTTTTTGCTAAATCAGCAATTTGTTCAAAACCTACTTCCCCACCTTCTTGATACATAGGTGATTTAGGCTCAGATATTCCGTTTTGCATAGAGGCAGAGGCAATCAATGCATCCATAGCAGAGTTGCCATTTTGCATTGCTTGTCTCATGCGACCTGTGTTGGTCATTTGAATTAATGCGGGTAGGTAGTCAGGAACGGCCTCTTTTGGAACAATCCATTCTCCGCCTTCTAGCTCAACAGGTTGCTCATCTGCAACCATGCCAGCTACACCTCCGCGTTCGTGTGATGGGCCTCTTACGAGACCGTAGCTTGGAAACTTACTTTTTTGGCTTGGCATATGGTATGTGGACTCATAGCTTTATAATGTTTATAAACAATTTGGTAAAGTTAGACTTTACACCTTCTTAATATACTTAGATATATTTCAATAATGCAATACATATTTTATTAATTTCTAGCACCAGTAAGCCAGTTGTATTTTTTACGCTTAGGCATTAAACTATTTTTTCTTTTTGAGCTTTTAAAATCTTCTTTACTGGTAGCTTGTGACTTGGGAGCTCGTGCAAAATAGTCTGCATAGTATAGGGCATCCATTAAGTCATCGTTTCTAGGTTTGGGGTGTTCAAAGAACTCGTCTACAAGCTCAGTCATATTACGTTGAATGTATAACTTCTTAGAATTAACGATAGGGCCTAGCGTCGTTTCGAGCCTATCTTCTTTTTTTATTCTATTTGGAGGTTTGACACCTTTGAAGATACCGGGCATTAACCTTTTCTCGTTAGCACTCATGCGTGTTACCATGTCCCTGACCATTTCTTGCGCTGCTACTGTTTCAATCGTTACCCTTTTTACAGGGCTATACTTCTTTGCAATCTCTATAATCTTAGCTGGAACATCAAATGTAGGTATTCTTTCCCTGAAATACTCTAAAACATAGCGATTGTTATTTGAATCAATACCCATAACCATAATTACTTGAAAGTCTGAGGTATCCGATGCAGTAGCTGCGAGGTCAACACCAATATAGATATTGATTGGAATCATCTCATCGTGCTCAACAATGTAATTGAACTTGTTAATTAGCTTGCGCTCTCCTCCATAATGCTGTATCCTATCTATTTTAAAAGCTGCATTGGTTATATCACGAGCATCATTCATATACTCTTGAGCAAACTTATTTACTAGACCCGCTTCTATAAACTCTTGTTTCTTATGATTTAACTTAGATAACGGGAATTGCTCTGGCCATAAAGCTTTCCCATCTTCAACAGCACTGTGAAAGAATACATCCCATGGATATGACCGGCTATCTGTCTTTGCTTTTTTAAATCCATCGTACGTCATCTGCAAAAAGCTATCAAAATGTACAATAGTACCGGAAAGCCATATCCAGCCTTCATTTCCGGGTGACTCTTCAAGTGCAGGGTAAATAGTAGACACGACCCATCGTTTAATTTCATTGCGCCTTTCAGGTGTCTTAGTATTTAATTCAGATTCAAAGTCGTCTAAGATAATACCTGTATAACGCACATCTACTTCTGCACGACCTCTTAATCGCTGGCTTGTACCCTTGGCAATAATCCTATCTCCTTTGGGTGTAACCAAGTCTTTCTCTGTCCATCTTTTACCTACACTACCACCATCCATGTTACCAAAGTAGTATTTAATTGTTTTATTCATTTCTAAGTGGTACCGCATATACTTTAAATGGTCAATCGCCTGTCCTTGCTCTTCCGATACCCACGCAATGAAGTTTTGGTCGTCTTTACCGGAAAAACATAGTTTATGTAATATAGCTGACTTAGATAGAATAGATTTACCAAAACCTCTAGGTAGGATAATACAGATACGCTCACCGGGTTTGGTAGAGATAAGTCTTTTAGATACGGTATAATGACAAGCAGGAGATGCACTCTTGTGCATAAAGTCTTTAGGAAGAAAGGCTCTACCAAAGAATAGTAGGTCTTTATAGGATTTAGCTAATATCTCATCCCGGCGAATCATTTCATCGGGAGGAGGTATTATATTAAACGTCTCTATTGCTGGCTTGTCTTGCTTTTTGACGGGCTTTGCGAGCTTCTCTTTTTCTTTTTTGGTTTTCAAGAGATAGTTTTCGTTTTAAACGTTTGCGGTTTTTGGCCTCTTTGTTGGGCATTTACCATTTCACCTTATCTGCCCAATATGCAGCAGACATCTTTCCTTTAGCAATATTCTTTCTGTGGCGCGCTTTAAATGATTTACGTCTCATCTTTTGTTTACGGGACTCTCCGGCTTTAGGTTTACCAGCAGTTGTTACGCCTTGTTGTCCGAATCGTATTGTTTTTACTTTATCACCAACCTTAGCAACCACAACATGGCTTTTCTTTGGATGGTTTGGTGTACGCTTGGGTTTATTAAACCCACTGACACCGGCTCTAGCTAGTCTTGAATCTTTTTTCTTAGGCATTATGCTTTCCTCACTCTGCGTGCTACTGTCTTAGAGTACTTTGCTTTACCCTTACCCTTAGCAGATGCAGCACGTTTTCTTTTATTGGTAGCTGCTTTTTGGGATGCGGTCAAACTTTTACGTACTTTCTTTGGTAAATAACGTCCACGTTTCTTCTTAGGCTTCTTTTCGTCACCTTTTGTAACGTATCCCCACTCCTGCTTTGTCCATTTAGATAGTTTGTTACTACTAGACTTAGCACCCTTATAGCCTCCACCTGCTTTTTTATAGCGGGCTGTAGCTAATTGTGCTTTGCGGGCTGACCATTTACCTGCCGGGCCACCTTTACTACCTGCTTTAACACTAGCAACAATGCGTTTCCACTTTGCTGGTTGTGTCTTTTTAGCAGAAGCCATTATCTACGCCAGCTTTTTTTAGCTGATTGTTGAGATTGTTTACTTAATTCTCCATAATGGTACAGTCTTTTACTGTTAGGGCCGTGTGTCTTGCCACTATGTAATTGACCATTAGGCATCTTATGTAGACCGCCCTTATGTTCTTTACCATCTTTGAAGTAATGTTTTACTCCCATTCCCATACTAACTCCTCGTTAATCGTATTGTATATAGTGCATTACCCCACCGTACACGGTTAGGATAGAGCCATGCTCTTTTATTGAGATGCATTCTCTTCTAATAAGCCCGTTTCAAAGGCTTTTAATTTATCTTTAGAGAAACCAGTGAACTCTTGTATCAACGCTACAGAGTCTGTTTTCTTTTCAGTAGACAGTAATCCGGATATTTTCATTAAAGTTTCTAACGCTCTAAGCTTATCCCCATCTCTAGCATCCGCTTTATCTACTACTGATTTAGCATTTTCTAGTAAATACGTCTTGGTAATACCCAAGTCGTCCATTAATTGTTCTACTTCTTTGTTTACCAATGTTCTTATCCTCGTTTGTCTTAATAAAGCTTTTGACCTGTGTAGAGCGTATCTACGGTTTTTGGTCTTATATACACCTAAGTACGCTTCTACTGGGTCTCTACCTAGTGCTATCATCTTAGCAAACAACTTTTCCCTGCTAGTGATGTACTTACTTTCCCTGTATTTTGTAAAGGTATAGATGTCTTTAGCGGGTTCCCCCTCTAGTTTACAATCTTTTTTAGTATAAGCGGTTCCTAGTAAGGTGCGTACATAATCTGTATCTCCCTTGTATTTACCGCTAAACATAACTGCGCGTCTTAATATGCTAAATACCTGACCATCATCGCTAATAGCCCACTCTCCTTCTTGTGCAGTACGCCAGTCTTTGTTTACTTTTTTTTTCTTATGATGTTTTTTAAACTCTTCTTCGTTCTCGTATAAATGATAATCCACCCCTTTAATGGTTTTGATATACATGGATTACGCTTCTGGAGTAAAATTAAAGTCAAACATATCAATAAGCATTGGAATCTCTATTTCATCAATAATAAGTAATATCTCCATCATGTACTGGTGGTCGCCTGTTTCTCTAAACTTTCTCGATAAAGACTTAAGTGTATCAATCGTAGGAGCTAGGTCTAAGATATTATCTGATTGTATAGATTCCATAGCTACATATTACTAATATAGTAATTTTTAAACAAGGTAAAAAAAGTACTTGACAGTTATAGGTCAAAACTAATAAATTGAATTGTCGGTTGAGGCGAGAATAATATTATTATACTATTAATACTATACTATATATACTATATATACTATATATACTATATATACTATTTATACTATAAATACTATTTATACTATTTTTAATATAGTAATAATATTACCCGCGATAGTAAGTATAGTACCGCGATTGCAATCCTACCCAAACTTCCAAAAAAATTCTAAAAAATAATATTAATATGGGTGTTCTTCTTTTATTTATCGGATACCACCCCCCCATCGGTTTTAGGTTGAAAAAGTTCAGGTTGAAAAAGTCAATCTCAATCCGCCTAGGTTGTGAAATCTGGTTCAGGTTCCAAATTATTTCTCGAGGGTGATTCAATTATTTTTAAAATATCGGGAACTTTCTGCAATTCTCAGCGTAGCAAAGGGCAGTAGCTCTTTGACAATTTGATTATCACTTGCCCCTTTCGGCACGCCCGTTAGTGGTCAGTGGTATTGAGGCCGTCCCGAGGGACAGCGGTCAATAAACCGTCTATTCAGGCGGTATCCTTGTTAACTAATCTAAAAAAACAACCGCTCTTTATAGAGCAGGAAGGACATATAATATGTCTGATTTTGACAATGCACTAGAGATTCTACAATCTAATAACGGTATCATGAACGGTACGAATAACATAGACGGAGTAGTTCCTGATTTAACCACTGGATTTCAGAATCTAGTAGACGCTATAGAATCTGATAAGATTACAGAACCTGAGACAATTCCTCAGAATGTTAACGGCGGAACGTACGACCCATTTACAAAGATAGAGATTAAGAGATTGTACAACGATGATGGATATACATCTCATGCTCGTAATATCAGGGTAGAACGTACGAACGGTGAATATCTTGAGGCGGGTACAGTAGGCCAAAACTACCTACTTATTCCGAATCAGGATGTTAATGACATATGTTCTGAAATACGGACGGATTCTGGCATGGATTGGGAGCATAATAGAATATTCTTTGACGGTAAACGATATAAGAATGTCTATCGTACTGAGTCTTTACAAAGGACTTTAGACAACGGTGACGTTGCTTATCTTACATTTACTGAAATGAATAGTTATGACGGTTCAAGTCCAGCAGGATTCCGAGTTGATTTCATGATTCTGGTGTGCAAGAATGGTATGATGTCACCAAAGTACGGATGGGGACAGAAATTCCGCCATTCAGTAGCTAATGGTGATTGGCAACAGCAAATTAGGTCTGGAGCCATGGCCCTTACTGGTGAGATGGTGGAGCCTAGGTTAAACACCTTTGCTCAGGCTTGTAATAGATTACACAATCCACTTAGCATGGACAATCTAAGCGAGATTAGAAAAACCTATATTTCTAAGCTTCCTAATCTTAGATATGGTGAAATCTTAACCGATTACCACGCCAAGGAAGGCTCCACAATGTGGGACTTCATGCAGTCGGGCACCAGCACACTATGGCACCGCGACAAAATGACGAATGCTGACTTTGTTAATAACTCAGTATTTGTGGATGGATTACTAGCATACGGTAAAGACAGTAATACAGTCTTAACCGCGTAACCCTAACTAACCTAAATTGGGCTCTAGCTTACCTAGGGCCCAGAAGGGACTAAATTAAACAAGGAAAAAGGGCGTCTGGTAAAACAGGCGTCTTTTTTTTTATATAAAATTTATATTATAGAATCAATTCACGTACGTAGTTCTATTTTTTTTATGTAAAACAATTCACGTAAGTAATTCACGTAAGTAGTACAATCTATTTTTATACTATAATTCACGGAGGTAACTGGATTTCACAGTATTATTATTTTTTATAAGCAATTCACGTAGGTAAATATAATTATATCGTGAAATATGGGCTATATTGTGAAATAAAGGGGTAAACTGCTAATATTATTAATATTATCTATTATATCTTAATTAGATAGTAAGTAATAGTATTAGTATTAATATTATACTATATATACGATAC